CCCGCCTGTATTTTCAGGAGGGATACCTATTCCTGTTCCAGTTGGTGATACAATCTGATCGCCCCTCGGATCTAGTGAATCTGTATCTTCAGGTGCTGTTACATCAAAACCACCGCCTACAGCGTATGGATTAGTAATTTCATCTACAAACATAGACTCAGCAAAACTATCGTCTTTCTCACCAATAACAGGGGGCATAACATCTCTAGTGTCGCTAGGAAAATAACTAAAACCAGTTGCTGTTGCCGCTTCGGGCGCAATCTGAGTGCCTTCAGGCTCAAATCCTCTGTCGCTTGGAGGAAATATAGGGGGTGTCCTGCTAGTAGGAAATAAAGACTCAACAAACGTATCATCTTTTACAGGAGAACCTAAACTACCCTCCACGCCTGTAGCAAATTCATTGGGAAACATCTTTGTATATGGAAATCCATAACCAAATCGCTCCGCGTCAGAAGGAGTGTAATTAAGATCAACTTGTGAATCTAAATTAGCCTGAGTATCATCACGGTTATCGCCAAGGCCAATCGCGCCTTGGTCATAAGTAAACTGAGTTCCAGGGCCTGCACCAAAGCCTGGAGGAGTAGCGTCAATTCCTACACCTAAAGCAGCTTGCAAATTAGCCGCGTCTTGCATCTGATTAAGAATTTCTAAACCCTCAGACATTCCTGGGCTTGGAGGAGGTGGAGGCGTAGACCCAAAACCTGGGGGTGTCGCGCTAATCATATTAGGAGGAGGTGAAGAAGGAATATTAGGATTATTCTGTTGTGCCGTAGGACTAGACGCGGCACTACTACCAAAATATCCTATGGCACTCTCCATCGGACCATCTATGTTAGGATTATTCTGTAATGCAGCCGCTTCCGCTAACGCCGCCTGTTCCGCCGCTAACCTAGCAGCCTCTTCTCTAGCAAGCCTCTCTCTTCTTTTACGTCTTCTTCTCTTTCTTCTATCAGCCGCATCAGAAAAACGATCTTGTACACTTTGCGCACCTGATGTAATCGCCTTGCCACCAACATTCCCAATACCCGCAGCCAACATACTCGCCGCAGCTTGCTGATTCGCATTACCGCCATTGGCAAAATACTGAACAGCGCCGCCCATCTCCATAGGACGCGGCATCATAGGTGTAGGCATGGGTCGCTGTTGCTGCGTTGCAAAAATATTACGACCCAACATACCCTCTAACGAATCTCCAAAACGTCTACGTCTCGGCGCATTTGAAACCTGTTGCGCCATTGGGGATTTCACTGGAGGAGGTGGGAAACCCGCCAATGGCATGGGGGGAACGGGAGCAGGAACAGGCGTTTGACCCGCAGGAAGAGGCGCTGCTGGAAAAGTTCCAGGGCCACCCATCGGGGTCATAGGCTGCATCGGTGAAGGAAATCCAGTTCTTACTGCTACCATGCGCAAATTCTCCTATCAAACTTAATCGGCATCCTAACAGCAAGTCAAAATTTAATCAACACACTGTAACAATCCATTTCTCATCATGCTTTTTGCCAACTTATGCCTATTAGAATAACAATAATTCTTGCCATTATAATCGCACATCTCATTCGCTAACCTGCGAATAAACTTCGATTCACTCTCACCGCCCATCATATGATCCATAGCAATAAACGGCACGACCTCACCCGCAGTCTGCGCCTCAAACTCACGTATCTCACAATAAAGTAATCTATATCTAGGCATACTATATCAATCTAAGCTGCACAGGCTCTTGGTAAATCTCCTCCAACCTCGGATGCAACACATCGCTAAACTCAATCTCACAAAAATTACCGCAATCAGGCATAATCATCTGCTGCTCACGACCCGCATTCGGGTCCAATTCGTCCAAAAACGTGCTTTTTATGCAACTTCTCCCTATCTCTCGCTCCGCAGCAGCCATCTTCGCAAACGCATCAGGAAAATCCCTGCGAATCTTGTTCCAATACCCCATACCACCCTTAACACACCCAATGCAATTGTTGTTCCCATAACCCAATTCATACATTCTAGGACGCTTTATCCCCTGCTTCTCCAAATAATACAAACACTCGCCCTTGTTCATCCTCTGCTCAATCAACGGAAATAACGGCTTCGCAATCGGATATTGCTCCTGAAACCGTATCGCCCTGTTAACCTCCTTCTTCGTATACTCAAATCCAAAAACTTGAGCACCATACTCCTCATTCTCCTCTATCTTCTGCCTCACACGTTTTTTCAAAATAGTCGTACACCGCGCACCCCCAGGCCCATTTACATACCTGTCCTTCAAAATAACATCAAACTGATCCCTGTACCGCTCAGGCGACCTCGCAACCCTGATCTCCTTTCCATACCAATCCTCACACTCAGACTTAAACCTCGCATTGTCAGAATGCGCACTGTCAATCGCAAAATAAATCGGCTCAACATTATCTAAACCATGCTCGTCAATAGCCAACTTAGTCGCCACAGCACTCGTAACCCCTGCACTCCACCACGCTATTACCTTCATCCCACTTCCTTATACTGGTGTTTGGTACTTTATGGGACAGTATAGGGTACCTGTCAAGAGGGTAGGGTACCTGGAAGCGGCGAAAAGGTTTTTCCAGGTGGCTGTTGGTGGAAAACTTAGTGTAGAGTGCTGACCGATACAAACACAAAACAGGGGGGGGACCATACCTACCCGCCCCGATAATCCGAACAATTGTATGTATTGCTTAGGGTACCTTAGACAAAAAAAAGAGCGGCATTGCCGCTCTAATGTTTGGATCGGCTCAGTGTTACCTGAGCGTGGCTATCCTATTTTGCCAATGTTCAAATTCGCTATCGTCTAGGCCCGCCCAAATGCTAGGTATGCCAATACGATTTTCAGGAAGCAATGTTACGCCGCTCGTTTCGGTCTCGATTGTTTGCAAAACCTGATAGCGTGTATGGTCGGTGCCATCACCATATCGAGCGCCGTTTGATTGTTGCGTGTGAGTAACAACGGCCGCATCGCCAACGCGTTGCCTAATTTCGGAAACGGCGGCGCGAACACGTTGCTCACTACAACCTGTCGCATCCATAATATCACGCGTTGTTGCGCCGTTATCATTTCGCATCATAGTATATTGAACGCCTACTCTTGAACCATTGCGAAACGGCGCGATAGGCGTTTCAATCGTTGTTGATCTATTACCTTGCTCAACTCTATGCTCAATTGTCCAATTAACAAAATTGTCTAAGAATTGCATCCAACGCCAAATTTTATCGGCCTCTATCGTGCCACTATGTTGGCGAAACTCAATAGTGCCGCGACGCCATGTATCAAGATTGATAGCGTAAAACTTGCCATGGTTTAACTCTTGAATAGTGTTTGCACTCTCAATTTTGCGGCCGCTCAATTGTTGGCAATATCTATTGTTGGTACGTGAGCTAGGAAACATTGTATTGATAATATTTTGTTGCCGCTCATAGCGCCAAAATAAATCTTTAACTATTGTAAAATCAAATGGATCCGCATGCTCGGATAAAAAGCGACCTGTACGTTCAGTATGCAAAATACTATCGCCTGTAAATCGTGCCGCATGCGTTGTATCGGCCAACGGCGCATTGCCTATATGAACATGTAGGCCACACGATTGATTAATGCGGCAATCCGCGTTGCTCAATACATTAGAAATACTTTCTAAATATTCTTTAGCCACTTGGCATAATGCAATAACAGGTAATACTATTTCAGCGTCAACGCTAGGCGTGCCATCAGGTTTTACTAAACAGCCTTTTATGCCTGCATTATCTAACGCCTGTTTTACAGTGCTTACTGAATTTCTGCACGTTTCTATTTCTATTCCAAATGTTAGGGTCATTTTATTACTCACTTTCTTTTTTTATTGATCTATTAATTGTTGTAATTGCTTCATGTTTAACCAACGGTTGGTTGGATTACTTCTATGTGCATATTTTGCGCGACGTTGTGAAATCTTTTCACGGCAATTTTCAAAACCACGATAGCGCATGCCGCTAACCCAATTCTTAATATTTTGTGATGGTGGTTTTTCATCGGCAATAAAATCTAACATTTCATCGTGAAACTTTTCACTATGGCTTTTAGGGCTTGGGCCTAGTGCTAGACTAGGGATTGCCATATGATCGTCGTCAAAATTAGAAAATAGATTTTCTATTTCATCGGTTGGTAGGTCTATTGTAAAATCTAACATAATTTTCTCACTTTCTTTTTTGTTTATACCTATTTTATATAAGAAATTTTATACTATCACAAGCAAAAAATCCCAAAAAATCCCAATTTATTTGAATTATTTTTACCAAAAAAATTTAAAAAAAAGAAAAAAATTATAGATAATATGTATATAAATAAGGAGATATACACATACCCCGATCCCCGATCCCGATGGCCCGATTGCCCGATGGCCCGAATCCCGAACTGGTCTTCCAGGGAACTGGCGAACAATTGTTCGGGTTATTTTTTTACCAGTGTAAAAACCCGCAGAAGATATGATAATATATAGGAAGAAGAATAAAAAAAGGGGCACAGCAGATGCTGTACCCCGAATCCCGACAGGCCCGATGCCCGATTAGTAGTGCGTCCACCCGTAGTTATCGAATGTTGCCCGTGGCTCTCCGTCTTTATTTTGGATGAGGATCTCCTCCCATCCTGATTGGCTCAGACCATCGAAGCGCACATATCCCGCTACCCAACTCTTTGCCTCGTTATAATCGTCTGTCTCGTGAAGCATTTCTGCTCCACATGTATCAGCATATCCTAAGATTTGATACGTCATTTCTTTCCTCCTCTACTAGAACAATCCCACAATATCCCACACATTATTATATGTCAACACTAAATATAAAAAAATTTATAAAAATCCCCAGCACCTGCTCCTGGGCATAACCCGAACAATTGTTCTGCATTCTCCTAGGCAGCGGGAAACCCAGCAGGTAATGAAGACGGAGGCCCAGGTTATTTCCACCTGGTCTTCGCCCAGTATCCCGAACAATTGTTCTGCATTCTTCCAGGCTGGCGGAATCTCCAGTTTTTTGCCAGGTACAGGATACCTGGTTGTTTACCCAGCTCCTGCCTGGTATAATATCCCGAACAATTCTTCGGGTCATCCCGAAGACCAGGGAGATCCCGAACCAAAATACGATATGTGCCTGGGAAGCCCGCTGCCAGCCCGACATAACCCGAACAATTTTTCGGGTTCCCGATCCCGAAGCTCCTCCTCCACCCCCCGCCTCCGCCTAAAAAGCGGGGCTGGCGGGCGTTTCTCCGACCCCGCCAAGCGTTCCCGTTACTCTGCTGCTTGCTGGTTATAGTCTGTTATAGGATTTTGTTCGGGTTCTGTGGGATTTTCTGCTGGTGTTATGTCAATCATGCGGTTTTTAGCACGATTCATAAATTCTTGTAGTTGCTCTACGATCTGCTCCCGACTCAGATTGTCAACATGTTCGTGCGTTACATGGCTACGGGCAACCATCAACCCCGTTACCTTGAGCCTAAGTTCTTCTGCCTTAATTGCTGCTCCAAAGTTGCCTTCTTGCCAAGCCTCATCCCGTAAGCGTTGCATATCCCGAACAGATTTAGTTATCGACACTCCATACTTAGCTTCAAGCTCCTGACGCATCTCCTCCATACGCTCTTTGACCTTTGGGTTATTGAGAAGCTGCACTGCTGAAACATTTGCGTTCTTGTACCCTGCTTCCCTAGCTGCTGCGGTTTGGGTCATATCTTTGTGGATGTAGTTATCCAGAAACTTCTGCTGCGGTGGCGTAAGTCTCTTTTCTCCTTTTGCTATCTGTTCCCCGACCTTTGGCATACTGGCCCCCGTGCTACCCGAACAATTTGTCGGTTTATATTACCTTATCCAGTGCTGCCGTCAAGTGCTATCTATCCCAAACATTTCCAACACAACATCAAACGCGGCATCAACAACATTACATCAGGGGGGTAAGGTATATATACCCCCCTATAGGGGGGAGACGTGGTTGACGTAAAATAACGTATTGATTTTATTACATTATTTACGTCAAATGAACTTTTTGACGTAAATGACGTAAACACGTAAACAATTGATATTATTACATATTCTACGTTACGTTACTTACGTCAACTTTTGACGTAATTTTTTTTGACGTAAATTATCGTTTAAAATCAATAGGGGCACTTTTCACAAATTATTTTATGTTTAGGGGTTGATCTTTGGGATTGTGTGGGATATATATTATATTGTCTAGTAAAAGGAGAACATGAAATGAAACTAAAATCTATTGGATCAAACATGACAGAATTGAACTACAATGATAATTCAATTTTGTTTTCATACGAAACACCAGTTGCGGGTTTTGACAGCAAGGGTGCGTTTAGAACGTCTACACACTACAGCCCCACAACATCAAAGCATATCAATAAATATCTTGGTGGCTCAGATGTAGGGCGCAAGGTTTCTCAAGATTATATTAACGGTCTTGTAGGAGAAGAAGTATAATGTATTATTTAGCGTATGGCATGAACACGAGCCGCGATGCAATGGCGGTGAGGTGTCCAAAAGCAAAACCAATGGGCGGATTTTATCTGCCCAACCACCGTTTAATTTTTCGTGGCGTGGCTGATTTTCGATACGACCATGATTGTGTGTTGCCTGTGGTATTGTGGGAGATCACCAACGAATGTTTAATTGCGTTGGATAGGCTTGAGGGCTACCCGACTTTATACAATAGGCGTAAGATCAACGGCAATTGGATCATTTATGACATGAATGGCGACAAGGGAAACTTGCGGCATCCATCAAGCGGTTACTATGATATGATTGAAAGCGGATATAAAGACTTTGGCCTTGATGATTGGTATTTGAGAGCGGCAAGAGAGGACGCATCTTACAATGAGGCGAAGCGCAAGGAGGTTGCGGTATGATTGGTTGGCAAGATTGGATCATTGCGGCAATTACGTTTATTGCCGTAATGCTTTGGATTGTGGGAGTTGTCCTGCAATGGTGGTAGACCCCGACATATCCCGAATAATATGAAGCCCCCGCAAATTCAAGCGGGGGTTTTTTTGTCCCAGGCGTATAACCCGAACAATTTATCGGGTTATTTTTTTGTCCCCGCTGACGCATTTTTTTCTTGCATTGGTATTTTTCCCATGTTATACCATTCCTTGCAGAAAACGCATTGGTCTGCCTTTCTGCCTCACTTACCTAGACACCCCCGACCCGAAAGCGTTGGGGGTTTTTTTTATTCATAAATTTTTTTATTTTTTTTTGCGATTGCCCTTGACATTGAATATAAAAGATTTTATGTATGGGATGTCTAGCATAGTGAAAAGGAGTAAAATCATGGGCTTAGATATGTATTTACGCGGTGACAAGTTCATCAGCAAGTGGGATCATTCACAGCAAGCGCCCGAAGGTGGATCACTGGAAGTAGATCGCCCCGTTGTTGATGGTTTCGAGGTTAGTAATCAAATTCTTGACATGGGGTATTGGCGCAAATTCGCACCGTTGCACGTTTACATTGTAAATGAGTTTGCCGATGGTGTTGATGAATGCCAGAGAATTGAACTTGAGGCAGATCAGTTGCGCAAGATTGCAAATGCGTTGCGTGATAATGAGTTGCCAAAAAACGATGATTGTCATGGCTTCTTTTTTGGCGGCGATGAATGGTGGGATGAATTACGTTCCGAAGGTAAGGAACACGCCAAGCTATTCGACAAGGCTGCTGATTGGGTTGATGAAACCCCGTGGGCTAGTGTTGCTTATCAGGCGAGTTGGTAGGGAGGTTGACATGATTAATAAAGATTCAATTAAAGCTTACAACAAGTTTTACAAGCCGTTGAAGGGTGCAAAGATTGTAGATTTCAACATGGTTAAATGTCAATTTGATCCCGATGCTTACTGGCCGACTTTTACCATGCAAAAGGGAACCGACAAATTTAACTTTGTTCTTTCTCAGGATGAAGAGGGCAATGGCGGTGGCTTTGCTTTTATTGAGGATGTGAAGTGATGTCTGAGTTCTGCAAAGAATGTAATGGTTGGGGGTTGATTGAAGTCGATAACCCTCGACCTCATAACTTTAATCGTGACGTTGGTTATATTGACGTTGGCACAATGGAATGCCCTGAATGTGAGGGCACTGGAGAAAAGGAACCAGAAAATGACTTATCAGAGTAGAAACCCGATTGTTTTAGAGGCCATTGAAAAGGCTTGGGAGAACTCAAAGACGCAAAAGGAAGCGGCTGAGAAGTATCTTAGTATGTTGCGCAATGACAAAAAATTGCGTGATGCTGCTACTGCACGTTATTTACAGCGCATTGCGTCTGAGGACGTAAGCGGAAGATCAAGAGCAAACCGAATTAGTTTTAAGCGTCAAGCTGAAAAGATTTCAAAGCAGGTTTTATTAAAGAAGGGGGAACATTCTACCCCAAACGTGTCTTTGAAGAATACGGCTGTTAATTATGCCAAAAACATCTTTGATTACTTTGCATTGCCCGATTTGGGTATTGCTCTTGGCGATGCAACTAAAGCTGATTTAGAGCATGTTGTTAAACGAGAACATGGCAAAATGAGCACGCATAAGCGTAATCATAAGTTTTTATCTGCGATCTTGGAGAAGATGCCCGAAGGTAAAATTGTTCGGGATGTTTGGAAGATCGAAGATGTAGAGGCCATTCATACGGATGTGATGGTGTCGTAATGTTATATGGGAGCCAACAAAATTGCACAGAAATGTTACCTTGTGACCGCTCCCACCAGTTAGGGAGGGGTCAAATGATCCACGCAGCAATGCCACGCAAGTATCGCCCCTCCCGATCAGTTTTAGGGAGTCAATCGCGTTACGCAGCAATGCCTTGCAACCAATTGCTCCCACCAGTTTTAGGGAGTCTTTGTTACCACGCAGCAATGCCGATCTATGATTGCTCCCACCAGTTAGGGGAGGGTCAAAGGTCAGGCGCAGAAATGCCATCGAATATCCGCCCTCCTCAATTAGTTAGGGAAAGGCCACAAATCCGTCACAGGAATGACACGGTGTGCACGCCTTTCCCGATTAGTTTTATGGAGGTCAATAATTCGCAACAGAGATGTCACCCCGACACCACCTCCAGAGGGAAGGGTCAACAGAGTTTCGCAGAAATGCCCAACATCGAACACCCTTCCCAACCAGTTCACAGAGGTCATCAGAACAACGCAGCAATGCCATTCCTGAGCCGCCTCGTAAGGGAAGGGTCAACTAAAGCGTGCAATCAACAATGCCAAAGCTTCACTACTCTTCCCACCAGTTTATGGGCCAACCCAGGCACGCAGAAATGCCATGAGGTTGACGCCCACCAGTTAGGAAAGGACATAACTTTTACGCTCATCAAGCCGCCACTGTTTCTCCCTTTCCTATTAATTTATGGAAGGAACACCAGTAGATCGCAGCAATGTCAGATGAGGCCCTTCCTTCCACCAGATTTGGGCCATCAGCAAGCCGCAGAAATGCCACTGCTTCTGCGCCCAATATAACCAGAGGCCATAAACAAGACGCAGCAATGCCAATGGGTAAACGCCTCGCAACTAAGAAAGAAGTAAAAATGGATAATAGATATGAAAACCCAACTATCGCAATGATTTATCGAACATGGCGCAACCGTCAAAATATGGTTCGTGCTGAAGGTAAATTAGTATTGCAAATTAAAGCTATCTGTAGAGGTTTTGCAGATGGTGAAATTAAAGAAGCAAACAAACTATTTACTGCTTTGAAAAAAGGAGAGGGTTCACTTGAGCTTATGGCTGCAACAAAACCATTGTTTGATGCCAGAGAACCTTTGTTAAAAAGTAGAGCAAGTTTTGAAAAATGGTTATCTGATTTGGCAAAAGAATTACCTGTTGCAACTTTTGTGGACAAAGTAAAAGGCTTTGGTCACTTGGGCTTGGCAGGTATTGTTGGAGAAGTTGGCGACTTCATGGCTTACGAAAAAGAACTGGACGGTATTTACAAACGTGCAGGACTTGCCGTGATTGATGGAGAGCGTCAGCGTAAGCACAGCAATGCTGAAATGGCATTGGTTCACGGCTATAGCCCTTCAAGGCATGCGGTGTTCTGGACAATTGGTGACAGTCTTCTCAAGGCTCAAGGCAAAGAGGAGAACGCAGGGCCGTATCGTATTGTTTATGACAATCGAAAAGTATACGAGCGTGAGCGTGTTGAAACAGACGGTCATGCGCATAACAGAGCCTTACGTTATATGACAAAGCGTTTAATTAAAGATTTATATAAAGAATGGAAGGAGGTAGCATAATGTCCATTGCAGATGATACAATGTGTATGCATTACACACTTGAGCGGTTAGGCGGTATTAAAACTCAAACCGATCTACAAGAGTTTATGGAAGAAATTAGGTACAATATTAGCGTAAATAATGAACACCGTGAGCTTAATCCTGATGGCAATATGCCTGATGGTTCTTTTGTTGATGATCCTGATGATTTTGACATGAACGCTGCGCTTGAGAGAGTTAAGCGTAACTATATTGAGAGGGCTTTGACTAAGACAAAAACATTGTCTGAGGCTGCTGAGTTGCTTGGCTTTGCGAATTACCAGACTTTGCAGAACTGGATTGATAGGTTGGAAAGAGCACAATATGAAGCCGAAGATAAAAAGATGGGAGTAGCCTGATGTTTAAACTATTCTACACGTTGCTTGTGATTGAGTATGTTGTTGAAGATCAAAATGTATCAACCACTATTCTTTTGCCAAGCGAACAAGCTTGCTATGAATACATGGGCGATGGTGTGTTTGATGATGTGTATGATGTTCTTGCCGACACGTATGGCAAAGACATTATGATGTATTGCAAGCGCACACCGTTTCCATCAGGTGGTCCTGTCAAACCGATGCCACGCCCATGAGAGATAGGACTAATGAAAAGTGGACTGAGAGGCAAAAAGAATGGCTAGGTTACAGACGTAAGATAGCTAACTTTAAGAAAACAAATGTTAGTTTGTCAAAGGCTCCCTGGGAGAAGAAAAAAGAAGTAAAGGAAGAAAAAGATGAAAAGTAGAATACAGCAAAGAGAAGGAGAGGTATGCCCCTCAATTAATTTACAAGAATGTAGATTAGGTGAACCATTGCAAGACAACTACACAGGAGCGGGAGCGGCTTTAATTGCGTGTGATGGAGATAACATAGTAGACTTGGAATATCTTAACGAAGACCCTCACTCTAATTTAAAGTTTTTAATGAAGGCATGGGCACATAAACAAAAGGTATTTGTGGGGATGTGTAGCTGCGTATCCTTTTGCGATCCACAGGAACTTATCTTTGCAAAGAAATTTAGTTTTCCTGATCTAATAGACCAAATAGACACAGCGTGTATCAAGAAAAAATTTACAATATATCATTAAAAATTAGCGGGATTTATTCCCGCTTTTTTTTGTCCCAGGTTGTTAACCCGAACAAATGTCTGTATTGTACGCCTGGGACATCGAGGCGGGTTTACCTCCTTGTCCCACGATTACTATTTTTGGATTTTTCTTTCTAACATTTCCAACAAAGCTACTAATTCTTCACCCTGTTGTTTAACATTAAAAAAGCCCATTTGTTCTGTGTGACTAACTAACAAACGGGCTTTTCTTTTAAGCTGCTTTATTATTGCTTGTGTTTCTACGTCCACTTAGCATCCCCTTTTAAAACGATAGCGGGGCCGACAATACCCGTTCCGCATAACTCTGTAGCTTCTGCGTTAAATGGCAAGCCCTCAAGCAGTCCTTCTTCATTTACCAAGATTTGCCACTCAGGTTCCGTTGGAGAATGCACCATCTCTACATTACCTCCAACAATCTTCTGCGCTTCTTCAAGCGTTGGTTGTCTATCTTCAATTACTGTAATCATTTCTTCTCCTTTTTCTAGAATGATTGGGATAAATAGCATACTATCCCAAGCTAGTCAAGCATATTTTCTTCTTGATTTAACTGCCCTCCAACAACACCAAGCCATTTACGAGGAGTGCTTTTACTTCTCTTGAATTGGTCAATACGTCCATCGTTTTGTAGTGATGTTACCGCCTTTTTAAGTGTGCTTTCGCCTATACCTTTAAGATTTCCTGCATTAATATCATCATTTGGCGCTGCTTTTACGGCTTCAAAAATACCATCATGCATACCACCTTTAGTAACAGGGATGCCACGCTCCTCTCGCGTTCTAATAAAGTTGAATACATACTCTATTCTTTCTCGAACGGCTTGAGACATAGCAAAATTTCTTATTTCTATACTCTTATCTTCTAATAAGCCAGTATCTGGATTACGAATAAAGTGTCTTATTTCTCGATTTGCAGGGCCGTTTGCTTTTACTACCGCACCGTCAAACACAGCGTTTCTTGTGTACGGTACTTGTAAGTCTTTACAACGTGACTTAGCCGTAGGCTCATCCACTTGCCATACAGAAAATGCGCATCTTACACCGTCCACAATGGCAGACGTACCTCTAATTTTATTACGAGCTTTCTCTGGCGAATCAATGAAATCATTATCGCTTACCTTCGCCATGTGGTGATTTACGATTACCGTTGCCCCTGTTTCTGTTGCGATTTGAGCAAGTAAACCCATGAATGCTGCACCCGCAGCAGGATCAGCGTTCACATCTGCGTGTACAAATGATGCCATTGGATCAATGACAACCAATGCGAGATCTTCAATCTCCAACATTTCTTCATAAATCTTTTCAAACTCAGGTGATGTTGCGTATGTATTGTCCACTTTCATCATAATTGGGAACACACCGCCTTCGTTTGGTAGCGGCACAATAATACAATCATGCGTATAACCCGAACGTTTGTTCAGAGGGTCCAGCCTGCTGATCCGTCTGTGGATCTCATCTTTGTCATCTTCTGCTGATAAAACAATTGATGTACCATGATTTGCAACTAAACCACCAAAAGCATTTTGCATACCATCGCCCGATGCCACTTTCATTGCTAAATCAAGTGTCATCATACCTTTACCGCTATCCCCTGCGGCTGCAAAAACCACTGGCACTCCGAGCGGTATTGTGTCTCCGATTAAGAACTTCTGCTCTGGAGCCGACCCAACAAACTGCTGAGTGATAAGCAAGTTCTGGTTTTTAAGAGATAATGACTTTTTTACCTTATGCACAGGCGCATTGAGGAAGTTTGATATGTCAAACCCTTCTTCGATTGCGTCTGCTGCATCCCACTTCTTGGGTTTACCCTTCGGTGGCACAAGCATGGTGATTAGCTTTGCCCCCGCATTTTGTGCCAACTCTTGGACTATCCTAGCTAGTTTTCGACCTGCATCGTCATTGTCAGGCCAGATTATTAGCTCTTTGCCCTGCAATGGAGAGAAATCAAACTTGTCTTTTGTGTTACGAGATAGCATCCCTGCACCACCAATAGTGCAAGTAGCCGTATATCCTTGCTTTGTTAGCTCATCTGCGCACTTTTCACCCTCAACCCATATCACGCGATCTGATTGGGCAATATCAGGGAGATTATAAAGCGGTCTGGTTTCAGGCAAACGAGGAAACTGGCGAAACTCCTTCTTCGCATTC